TGTTCCTTGAGGAAGAAGCCCTTGCTGTTCCCATTTTCGTCTCCGGCTCCAAGCTGGATCACCGGGGCATAGGTCCGCGTCCCCTGGCTGGTGGTGTACTCCTCAAAGGCGAACTGAGCCTTGACAAGCTCCGTGTAGGCGAAAACCATTACGGGCCAGTCCGTTTCATCAGTACCAGCGTAGATTTGTACGCCGTCCTCGTCCGTGGGATACCCGTCCGATGTGTGACCCACAGGCTCCCGCTGCCAGTACAGCGGCTGGTTGTAGCGGTTTTTGGCCTGGATAGGAGGCGGCGCGACGCTGTTCTCCAGCATGATCGGCTCTCCGTCCTCCGTCAGGATAGGGATGCCGCTCTCCGTCCAGAGCACGATATCCGGCACAAGCGTCCCGGTCACAAACTGGATGTACTGGTCCTGGATGCGAACATAGTTATCGTCGCTGGTGTCACCCAGGATGTACTTCCGTATCCTCCGGGACGTGCTCAGCCGGTCCACGGTGATATCTGCAATATCTCCGGTGTCCGCATACAGCGCATCCGCATAGACAGCGGACGCGCCGAGGATTCCGTCAAAGACAAACGTTCTTTTTTCTACGTCATAGTGCAGCACTGGCTTCCCGTCCGCGTCCCGGAAGACCAGCTCGTCAGCGTTGAGCGTAACGCTGCCCTCTACGTCCGTCCCGTTTGTCCGCTCCACAACAAGCCCGCGATCCTTTGATATGGTGGTGCCGTAATAACTCGCCCCCAGCGTGACCTTCCGTTTCAGGCTCCGATCCACATAGGAGGAGTACGGATACTCGTGATCCACCTCCGCCTCTCCAGGCGCCTCGATGTCCGCCTGCTCCAGGGCCCCGCCGGTGATCCGGATGCTGAATACCGGCCCGCTCACCGTTTCCCCCGGCAGGCCCACGGTCACGATGTCTCCCAGCTCCAGCGCCAGGTCGATGATCGCCCCATCGGCGCTGTAGGGCTGGTAACTGCTCCCCCGGATGGCCGCCAGGAGGCCGTCTGCCGTCGCCTGCGTCGCCCAGGGGCAATCCACAACCAGCCGCCGCCCAGTATCGTCCCCGGCCTCCCAGGCCTCCTCATCGTCCCAGTAAACGGTCACGCCGCTCCAGGCCGACAGGCCCGGAGCGGTTTTCAATCCGGCGGCATTTGCCCCCAGGTCCAGAGTGTCCGTCCCGCCGGTAAGGGGCACCAGCCGCAGGGCATTTCCCGGCGTAATGCAGAAGTTCCCGCCGTGGGCGGCGGCGATGTAGCCCAGCACCTCCCGCATGGTGAGGTCGTTTGGGTAGTCCACCATGTAGCCCCCGCCGCTGCGGATCACGTTCCGGCTGTCCAGCCCTACCCCCATGATGGAGGCGATCTCCGCTGTCACGGCAGCCATGCTCTGCGGCCAGGTGGAGAACCCGGTCACATCGGCGTAGCGCTTCCCGCCCGCCCCGTCGGCGATGAGCATCCGGTCGAAGCAGCTGAGGCTCAGGGCGCCGGTCGCCTTGTCCACCGTCCTCGTGTCGATGTAGAATGTCCCAAGGGTGATCCACTCGCTCACCTGGCTCCCCAGCACCAGCCGATAGGCCGGGACCACCGCCGCCATCCTCGGCACGGCGCTGGACGCCTCGAAGATCGCGCAGCTGAAGGTGGCGGCGATGCACTCCCCCGCCGTGGGCTCACTCCCGCTCAGGAGCTGCCGCCCCAGCGTCGGCCGGCTGTCCCCGCCCCCGACGTTGCAGATCAGTTTATCCTGTCCGTATACCGTCCCGCCGACGTTCACCCGCCACTCCACGGTGTGGACTGCGTCGGCGAAGATGTCCCGGTATAGGCTGCTTACGCTCTGCATCACTTTTCCTCCAGCGTGAAAAAGATCCCGGCGCAAAGGGTTTTCCCGTCCCGGGCCTTCTTCTGCCGCACCGTGGGCCCCGTGCGGTAAAAGGCTGCCGTCCGCGCCCCGGCGTCCGCGTCCAGATAGCTCCAGGAGGCCAGCTCCCCCACCCCGGCGAACAGCCCGATAAGGTCCTCGTGCCACATATCCCGGAGCGTCACGCGGATCGTCCGCTTCCGGACCGAGGCCTTCCGCAGCATCCCGTCCATGGTCACCACGCTGCTCCCGGCCCGCTCCGTGTATCCCTGTTCTACCCCGTCAAACGCCACGAAGGGGGAGAAGTCCGTGCTCCCCTGGCGCAGCGTCGCCTGTACCGTCGGCATTTCTTCTCCCCCTCTCTCAGTATCCGTAGGCCCGGGCGGCGTTGGTCTGTGCCCTGGTGACGAGCCGCCCCACGCTCTGCCCGTCCATATAGACGCCGCAGCCCGCCAGGGCAGCAGCGATGGCTTCGGCCAGCGCCGCCGCGCTGTAGCCGGCCCCGGCGACGCTCTCCGCCGCCCGGACGGGGGAGGCCCCCCCGGTCACTTTTGCATTCACGTCCAGCACCCTCGCCCCGAAGTCCAGGGATCTCTCCAGCTGGTCCGTCACCAGGTGCTCGTTCTGCCGGATGCCCTGGGCAAACAGCGCCATCATGTCCGGTGCGTAGGTGTGGAAGTCCGAAAGCGGCCCTTCCTTCGGCTCAGAGAAACCGAGGAAGTCCTTCACACCCTGGGCAACGTTCTTGACGCCCGTTTTCAGATCTTCCCATCCCTGTTTGATCCCGCCGATAAAATTACCGATCAGATCCTTGCCCCACTGGATCGGATCCAGGCTCATAAGGCCCTCCCAGATCTGCGTAATCGCGTCGACGCCGGCGCTGAAAACACTGTCAAGCCACTCGTCCCATCCGGCGAGCAGCTCCCCGACGATTTGACCCGCCGCGTTGAAGATCTCCTTGAGGTTGTCCCAGATGCCCTTGACGATGGCCACAATGACCTCCGCGCCCGCCTTCAGGAGCTTTGGGGTGTTTTCTATGATTGCCGTGACCAGATTGGCAATGATCTCCGGGGCCTTTTCAAGCAGCTTCGGCAGGGCTTCGATCAGCCCGTTCGCAATGGCAATAATAATGGCCACGGAGGCGTCCACCAGCATCCCCAGGTTCTCCGGGTCGGTCAGCACGTCCACGATCTCCAGCACCGTGTCCACCAGCGCCGGCACCAGCTCCGGCAGCGCCTCCACGATCCCGTTTGCCAGGGTGATGATGAGCGTCAGGGCGAGGTTGATGATCTCCGGCAGCATTTCCAGGATCGTCGCCAGCAGCTGGTTAATGATCACCGGCCCCTGCTCGATGAGCACCTGCAGGATTGATGGCAGCGCCCCCACCAGGGCAGTCACCAGGCTGGTCGCAGCGTTCAGCACGGAGGGCAGCACGGCCTCCACGAGCCCCGGCAGCTTCTCGGAGATGATGGGGGCGATCTGTTCCACGAAGCCGGCGATCCCGCCCAGGGCCTGCTCCGCCACGGGCAGGATGTTCCCGAAGGCAGTCTCCGCGCTGTCCACCAGGTTTCCGATGAGTCCGGAGAGGTCCGCCGCCGGGTCCGCCATGCCCACCAGGAGATTCGACCAGGCGGACTTCATGGAGGCGAGGCTCCCGGAAATGGTCTCGCTTGCCTCCTTGGCCGTGGTCCCGGTGATCCCCATGTTCTCTTGCACTATATGGATCGCCTCCACGATGTCGCTGTAGGAGTTGATGTTGAAGGTGAACATGTCCAGGCCGGCGATCTTCTCCGCGTCCTTCAGGAGCCTCGCCATCTCCTCCTTCGTGCCGCCGTAGCCCAGGGCCAGGTTGTCCAGCATGGTGAAGTTCCCCTTGCTGAAGCCCCGGTAGGCGTTCTGTATGCTCTCCATGGAGGAACCCATCTTGTTCACGTTGTCCGCCATGTCCACGATCGCCATGTCCATGAGCTCCGCCGCCCGCTTCGTATCCCCGTCCAGGGAGGAGATCATGCTTGCGCCGGACTGGATCGCCATCTCCATGTATTCGTTGGCCGACAGGCCCGCGGTCCGGAAGGCGTTATCCGCGTTGGACATCATCAGCTCCTGCACGTCCACCAGCTCCCGATACCCTTCCACCGCCTTTTCGACGGGCAGGCCCCACTCCCGGGCGTATTCCCCGAGCTCCTTCCCGCCGGTGCCGAAGAGCGTCTCGATGCCGCCGGTGAGCTGCTCGTAATCCGCGAAGCCCGCGATGGCGTCCTTCGCCACCTTGACCACGGCGCCGGAAGCTGCCGCGATCCCGGCCCCCACCGCCGCCAGCCCGGCCTTGGCCGCGCTGCCGAAGAAGCTGGAGAACTTTCCCCCGGCGCTTTTCCCGGCACTCTCCGCCTCGCTCCCCATGATAGAGGACAGTTTTCCCTGGATCCCCTCCGCAGTGGGGATGATCTGCACATAGGCCTTCGCCAGTTCCGTTCCCATGCCTTATCCTCCCGTGGCGGCCTTCCAGGCCGCCTCGAAGTCCGCGCCGGAGTCGTAGCCCCCGGCTTCTTCCTGTCCCCCGCCCGAGATGGCCTCCAGGAGGGAGGGGGGGTGGTTTTTCCCGCTCCTCCCGTCCTCGGAGAGCATCCAGATCAGGTGTCCCACCCGGTCGGCGACGGCGGCCAGGAGCATTTCCTCCCGGCTCCCCGCCGCCCCGGGGAGCTTCCTCATGCTCCGCGCCTCCGGCGGCAGCCCTTGCGCCAGCGTGGCCGCCAGAGGCGGCGGGAGGCTGCGCCAGTCCAGGATCCCGTAATACTGCGCCATGTCGCAGGTGAGGGCGTCCTCGTCCGTCGCCATAAAGTGCGCAAGGGCTAGGATTTTTTTCCGTCTTTCACCGCGGCGAAGATGTCGAAGATCTCCGCCGTCACCTTGTCCACCGGCACCCGCCCGTCCTCGGTGCGCAGGTGCTCCCACAGGGCCGCCTTCTGCTCCCCCAGCACCTTCCGGCATACCGGGAGCAGGGCCATGGCGTTGCCGCCGTCCAGCTCCGCCAGGGCTTCCAGGAGCTCCATGTCGTTCCCCAGGTCCTCCGACACCTCAAAGCGGAAGCCGCTCTTCGTCTCTCCCCGGATCACGGCGTGCCGCTCCCTCCGGTCTCTTCGGTGGCGGAGCTGCTGGAGGCGGCGGTGGCCTTGATGTACTCATAGTGGCTCTTTCCGCTGCTGTCCGGCAGGCAGGCGATGGTGATACCGTAGCCGATGGCCTCGTTGTCCTTGTAGGCGATCTCTTCCAGGTTGGAGAGCTTCCCCCGGGGGATCACGATGCGCTTGGCCACGTTCCCCCGCAGGAGCATATCGACGACCCAGCTCTTCTCCTCCAGCTCCCCGGCGTCGGCGGCGATGCTGATCCCCGACTCCAGGGTCCCGCTCACCTTGCTGTCGCCGTACACCGTCTTCAGCACCTCCACGTTCAGGCCCTCGATGAGGGTGAGCTTGAAGGTGTCCGGCTTCTCGTCCTCCGTGATGAGGACCACGTCGCCGCCCCAGGCCTTGACGTTGGTGGTGCTGGGGCTGTTGGCGTTGGCCACCCCGGCGTCGCTGACGTAGCCCAGGGCCGCGAAGGCCGCGTTCAGGGTCTCCGTGGCCGTGGTGGGCAGGGCGGTCCCCAGGGGGGCATTGAATACCGCGCCGTTCACCTTGGGCTTCGCGGCGCTCACGTTTGCAACCGTGCTCATGCTCGTTCCTTCTTTCCTCAGTAGTACACGATGTCGAACACCGCCTGATAGCGGTACTTGCGCTTCGTCGTGTCCGTGAAATTGTAGTCGCTGTTCAGCTCGCAGGCGGCGATCTCCGGCTGTTCACAGAGGCCTTCCATGGCGGCGATGACCTCCTCGTTCAGCGCGGCGGCGGCGTACAGCGTCTCTCCGTAACTCTGCAACGCCACCGTGGCGCCCCGGAGCCGGTTCTCCAGCCGCCCCCCGGTCTTTTCCACCAGGCAGAAGGGCGGCGCGATCCCGCCCTCCGGGATCTCCGTCACCGTCCGGATCCCCGCCGCCGCCAGGTGCTCCATCACGATTTTCTCGATCATTTCATCCTTCCCGGCCTCCCTCGTCTGTCATTGCGAACCAGCGCGCACGCTGGTGTGGCAATCCGCTCCTCCGTCCCCTGATCACTGGCCACTAACCACTAACCACTATTTCTTCCTTGTGGGCAGCCCAACGGCCCCCACGGCCGTCAGCAGTACGTTGTCCTGCCGGTTCGCTCGGGCCGCCTCCGCCGAGTCCGGGTAGACGTTGGTGACGGCCACCCAGTTTGCCAGATGGGTCCTCGCGCCGAACTTAAATCCCTCCACACCTGAGCCATACGCATAGGACAAGGATTGACGTTCCGCCTCTGCGGCCACCGCTTCCCCGGCCGCCTGCAGCGCCTCCTGGATCTCCCCGCTCTTCATCAGGGCGTTGATCCCCGGCAGGTTCAGCTCGATCTTCACTTTTCCCATTCCGTCCTCCCGTCCCCGCCGCAGCGGTCAGGCTCCTCTCGTCTGTCATTGCGAGACAGTGACCGACGTCACTGTCGTGGCAATCCGTTTCCCCCGTCCCTTGCCGCAGTTCCCTTACTCAACTTTCCGGCACCTGACCTTCTTGTGCCAGGGTCCCGGCACCAGGGCTTCCACGCCCATGACGGGGAAGCCCACCGTCTCGCAGCGCACGGTGCGCCCGTCGGCGGCGGTCCATTCCACGGTCCGGTCCTGCCATTCGTTTCCGTCCCCCTTGGGGATCCCCAGAACGAAATCCACCCGTTTTCCGTAGAGGTCCGCCGCCTCCGTGAGTTCCTCCGTGGTGGGCTGCCCCACCAGCACGTTTTCCACCGGCACCGGCGTCTCTTCCCAGACCGGGGCCCCGAAGGGGTCCGTCCCGGTCTGCGTCTTCGCGTACAGCGTGACCGTCATTCCTCTCATCGTTCAACCTCCGTTTTCGTCTGCCTTCCCCTAGGGGAAGGTGGCAGCCCGAAGGGCTGACGGATGAGGGTCCCCCGTCCCCGCCGCAGCGGTCAGGCTCCCTCTCCGAGGGTGCTGTCCCCGAAGGGGACTGAGGGAGTCCCCCCGCCGGGCCGCTCCGCCCTGCACACCAGCTCCTCCGCGGGGCTGTAGCTTCCGATCCGGTCCCCGACGCCCAGGAGCTTCTTGTCCAGCCGCCCCAGGTACATTTCCCCTGCCGCGCCGCCGGCGCCCATGGTCCAGCTCTGGGTGTAGCCCAGGGCGGTCATGCTCCCCTGGGAGGCCCCCAGGGGGATGCCGCCGCCGGCCCCGTCTCCCATAGCCCGGATCACCGTCCGGCAGGAGACGACCCGTTTGGCGTCGGCGGAGGCGGCGGCGTTGCAGGCGTCGATGATCACAGCGGCGTCCTCCAGCAGGGTCTCGCACACGGCCTGTTCATCCACGCTCATGGCCCGGCTCATCCGGGCCTGCACGTCCGCCACGGTGGCGTATGCCGCCATAGCCCTCACCTTGCTTTCAACTTTGTTTGCTCAGGCTCCCTCTCCGAGGGAGCTGTCACGAAGTGACTGTGGGAGTCCTCCGTCCTCCTCCGCAGTTCCCGGAGGAGGAAGTTCTTCGTCCTCCTCCGCAGTTCCGGACGAGCGTCCCCCGTCCCGCCGCAACGGTTTCTTCGGCTTCGGAGGCGCGGCGGGCTTATGGCCCGCCGCGACGTATTCCTCCGCCCGGCTCTCGTGGACCCACATGTCCCCGCCGGTCAGTCTGTTGATAAACTTAACCATGCTCACACCTCTCAGGCTTCCGGCACCGCGCCGGTGAGCAGGTTGAAGCAGGCGGTGTCCGCGATGAAGCCCACCTCGATCTCCGCCCGCACGGCGAACATGTTCCGCTCCCAGAGGTTGACCTGGCTGGTGCCGATGGTCAGGGTGGCCTGGTCGGAGATGCTGATCTGCACGTTGTCCTCCACCACGCCGTACCGGGCCTGGGTCCAGTCCCCGGCGATGCCCACGATGGCGGGAGTCCCCGCCGCGGTGCCCTCTCCGGCCTCGCCGGCCACGTAGATGCCCCGGCTCCGGGTGACCTTGGCCCCCAGGATGGGAGACACGTTGTCCTCCGACACCGCGCCGGTGAAGATGGGCCTGCCCGTGGTGTCCACGGCGTTCAGAAGGATGCCCTCCGCCGCAGGGGACAGGGCAAGGCCGTCCAGGGCCCCGTTGTGCTCCGCGATGTCGCTCCAGGCGGCCACCAGGCCCTTGTAGGCCGTATTGCCGCCGGAGGCGATGATGCTCTGGGCGGTGCAGGAGCCCAGGGTGTCGAAGCCGCTGCCGGGGGTGGAGGTGCCGACGATGGTCTTGTCGTACTTCAGTGCCAGGGCGCCGGGGAGCCGCTGCACGATGGCGTCGTACAGCGCCCGCATGTCCCGCCGGAACTGATTGGAGAAGGGCACGATCACCGCCAGGGTGTAGCCCTTCATGTTCTTCGTGCCCAGGCTGGGGTTGCTCACGGGCTTCACGTTGGTCTCGTCCACCCAGTTGGCCTCCGGATCGCCGGTGATGGTGGGGATCGTCAGCCCCCGGCCGGGGAGCTGCACCCGCCGGGCCAGGCGCATGATGGCGCTGCCCTCCTGGGTCTTCTGCATGATCTCCCGGCTCACCTCGGTGGGCAGGGAGACGCTGGTCCTGTTGGTAGGGATTCCGCTGGGCATAGTTCATTCCTCCTATGTTTAGATCTGCTGCGCCGCCCAATCCGCGAACAGGTCGCGGGTGGAGGCGCCGCCCATTTTTGCCGCCTCCCCGCCGTCCCGCAGGGAGGGATAGCCGCCGGGCCTGGCGAAGGCCAGGATGGCGTCCGCCTGGGCCTTGCAGGCCTCCTCGCTGTCCCCGTTCAGCAGGCTGGCGGGGACGTTCTTCTCCTTGGCCACCCTTTCCCGGAGCTCCCGCAGCTGGTTGGCCTTTTTCAGGGCTTCCAGCTCGGTCTTCAGGGCGGCGGCCTTGTCGTTTGCCTTCTGCAGTTCGCTCTTTCCGGCCTCCTCCGCCGCGTCGTACTTGGCGGCCTTGGCCTTCAGGTCCTCGTAATCCGGATACTTCGCCCTTTCCCTGGCCAGCCGGTCCGCCACGATGGAATCCAGCTCCGCCTGGGTAAAAGTCTTTCCCGCCGGCTGCGCCGGCGTCGTCTGGGCGGCGGCAGCCGCCGCCTGGGCTTCCTGGTTCACAGTTTCTGCCATTTCAGAACTCCTCCGCTTTCGCGTATTTTCCGCCGCTTACCCCCGGCGTTAGGTATAGTTATTTGAGTGAGGAGTGTTGAGTGAGGAGTGAGAAGTTGTGGAGTCCCTTCGGGACATCGTCGTCGCTCGGGTGAATGTCATCTATCCACGCAAGCGTGAATAGATGAAAGATTCCCCCGGCTCCTCCGCTCCAAAACGGAACATTTCGTTCCGTTTTGGGAAGGACGTTTCGCCGGAATCTTGCGGGTATTCGCCTCTGGGCGGATACTCGCCATTCCGGCGAATAAGGACGCCGCCGAAGGCGATACCTTCACTCCTAACTCCTCTCTCCTAACTCCTCACTGAAAGTAACTCCTACCTTGTCTCTTCAGCTCCTCCACCCGCTCCTCGTCCTCCCAGTAGACCGCCCGGGTGGGGTGGCCTCTCCACCGGCTGACGACGCTCCCGCCCAGGAGCCAGTCCACGTGCTCAACCAGGCAGGGGACCAGGTTCAGGACCGTCTCGCCCCCGTGCCGCAGCTCCATGTATTCCCGGAAGAACCAGTCGTCCCCCCGCCCCGCCGCTTCCATGGCGAAGGCCGCCGGGTCCGCTTCCTGCTTCCAGGCCCCGCTGAGGAACCATTTCGCGCAGCCCCTGGCCAGAGCGTCCGGGATGCGGATGCAGGGGAAGCTGTACCACATGTCCGGGATATAGACCCGTCCCCGCAGGTTGCAGTCCGGCCCGCCCAGCTCGCTCACGAAGCCGCAGAGGATCCCCGGGATCGCCTCCAGCTCCTCCGCCCTCCGGACAAAGTCCCGGCAAAGCAAAATGTCGTCCTGCAGATGCCAGGTATCCTCTCCCCGTCTGCCTTCCCCAGGGGGAAGGCGCCCCGAAGGGGCGGATGAGGGATCCCGGTCCCCCGTCCCGCCGCAGCGGTCAGCCTCCCCGTCCCCGTCATCGCGAACCAGCGGCCCAGGCCGGCCTCTCTCGCCCGTTCCGGGCGATTCACCTTCCGCGCACGCTGGTGTGGCGATCCGCGCGGAGCAGCGAAGCGGCGAAGCGTCCTCCCCCGTCCCCAGCGACGCGAACGCCTCCATACAGGAGAGCAGATTTCCCCGCCCCGTGCCGTCGTACCAGACCCGGATCTCCTCCGCCCCCTGCCGCCGCAGCTCCGGCAGCAGGAACCCCTCTACATACCACAGCCGATCCGGGCAGGCATGGATCATGACCTTCATTCTGTCCTCCATTCCTTCCGACAAATAAGGCTGTGTGTCCGAATCGGACACACTTCCGCCGCGTCGTTGCGGTTTCACACATTCTTGTCGTCGATGTAGCAGTCGGCCAGGATTTTTCGCGGATTATACCCTAGTCTTCGGATCGTTTCCGGAGCGTTCTCGTTAACGAGATCCGGCCTGAGTCCATTGCTCAGGCAAAACGAAATCGCATCTCTTAAGCGATCGCCCTCTCTGCATGTCCATAGAATGATGCGGTCACCGCGTCTCTGTGAAACCCGCAGACGCTCGATCAGCGGGAGATTCGGCCTCTTGCCCGCAAGCTGTATGGTACCGTCAAAATCGACCGCGATAATGCTCATAATCCGCCGTTATTCCCCAACGTTCTCCGTTAAAAACATCCTTCGCCATGTTAGTTCCTCCCAAGCCGAAAAAAGCCTTGCATTTCTCCGGGATCGTTGTATAATGCACGTGAGGGCACCTTTGCTATTGTCGGCGGGGGGGTCCTCTTTTTATTTGCCGTTGTATCGCAAAGCCTTTTCCAGATCTCCCTTTTGGACGATCAGAATATCCACCGGCATTTCTCGATTCCACTGCATTCTCTTGTTGATCACGCTGACCGTCTTTTCCATGTCAAGCGGTGAATCGGCGTAATTGAGGATAATGCCCCCTGGGTTGGTCCTGATCTGCTGCAAACCATGTCGTATGGCGCTGTTGGCCGCCTTTTCGGTCGATGGCTCTTTCCAATCCCACAGACGATCTCTCCAGAGGAAGTCTGGGGTTTTTTCATTCTGTCCGTTTGATTCCGTCAAAAGCTCAATGTCCCCGCCCAGAGTATCGTGGATCCATTGCGCGCCATCCCTTTCCGCTTCGTGTGTTTCGCCCATATCGTATCCCGGTTGATATGTAATGCGGCCAGTTCCGGGTTTTGCTGATGCGAGATACTCCTCTGTCACGTCGGCAGGGGCAATTATCGTTCGCCCCGAATGCTCAGGATCCTGCTTTTTAGGCAAGGTCAACCCCTTCTCCCGCTCCTGCCGCGCCGCGTACGCCGCCCGCTTCTGGGCGTTGATCTCCTCCCGCCTCTCGGCGTAATCCGCCCGGCGCAGGGAGTTGATCTTCTCCTGGGAGGTCTCCCCCTCGGCCGCGTCGTACATGGCCCGGTACTTCTCCGGATCGTACCCCGCCACGCCGCCCTTAGAGTCGAAGCGGATGGCGTAGGTGCAGTCGCAGTTGGAGTGGATATGCTCCGCGTGGCCGCCCTTGATCGCCTCCTTGCTGGCCCGCTGCCAGCCCCGGGAGGCCAGGGTGATGCAGAAGGCGCAGCTGTCGCCGGAGGGCACCCAGGCAAATTCCGCCCCGTCCCGCAGGGCGTTCTGCAGGGTGGTGTCCGCCCCGGCCCGCTTCACCAGCCGTCCCACGGCGGCGCCCATTTCCCCCGGGTTCTGCGAGACCTTCGCCACGCCCCGCACCGTCTTCTCCACTTCCTCATAGCTGGCCGTCTCCGCGGGGACGGCGGGGTCGAAGAGCTTTCCGCTCACCTCCGCCACGGCGTCGTACATGGCGGCGCTGAGGGCCGCCGAGCCCTCGCCGTACTTTGTCGCCAGTCCGTATGCGTAGTCGATCAGGGCGCCCATGTCCCCGAAGCCGTGCTTCTGTACGAAGTCCCGCATCTTCCCGGCTGCGGTCTCGTCCAGCGCCGCCAGCCGCCGGATATAGGCGCCCCAGTCCTTGGCCGAAACGGTCAGGCTCATGCCTCGGCCTCCAGCTCCGTCAGCACATTAAGACCTCGGGCCCGCTGCTCCTGGGCCCGGATCCGGCGGATATCCGCCTGGTCGAAGCCGATCATCTCCAGGAAGGTGTCCGTCTGGGCGAAGGCGGGGCGGGCGGAAGCGATCTTGATGGCGGCGTCCGCCGTCACCGCCACGCTGGGCATGGCCGGGTTTTTGAAGTGGGCCACGATATCCCGCTCCTGTTCCGTCAGCTCCTCCGGCGTGACGTTCCCGGCGATGGCCTGGGCCATGATGGCGATGGTCCGCAGGCTGTCCCCGTTGGCGGCGTTCAGCTGCTCGGCCATGCCTACCATCGTCCGGTCCTGGGCGATGATGGCGTCGGAGGAGGTGGGGTTCGCGTCGTTCACTACGCCGGTATCCGTCACGCTGAGCCCCGTGGCGGCGGAAAACTGCGTCGCCAGCACCCGCACCATCTCCACGTGGGGAGAGATGTTCCCCTGGGTCAGCTGCCCGAAGCTGGGCTTCTCCCCCGTCTCCGGGTTCGAGGTGGAGGCCAGGATGCTCCCCACGTACTGCCGGAATTTCTGGTTGATCAGCGTATCGTACTGCTCATCCGTGACCCCCAGCAGGTACTTCTGGGGGCTGGTGGCGAATTCCAGGCCGATGGTGGCATTGGCGATGGTGCGGACGTAGCCCTGGATCAGCCGCCTTATCGGCTCCTTGATCCGGCTGCGCCCGAAGGGCTTGGAGCTGGTGGCATTCCAGATCAGCGGCTCCATCAGCGGGCGGCCCATCCGATGCCCGTGCCGTTCCGCGCTCCACCGGCTCTCCTGCCGCCGCAAGACGATGATGGCGTCGTCGGTGTAGAAGTTCACCAGGCTCGGTGTGCGCTCCGGCTGGAGTGGACCTTTCCCGTCAGTGTCGATCACGGCGAAGCCGCAGTCGATCCTTCCCCGCTCTCCGTTCCACAGGGCCGCCGCCGTCTGCGGGGAGTGGAAGCGGATCTTGCAGCCGGTCTCCCGATCCGCGCTCAGAGTGGCGAAGGTGCAGCCGAATTTCAGCTCGTCCCGCGCCGCCGTCATATAGGCGGCGATCAGGTCGTTTCCCTCCACGATCCGGGCCAGCTTCTCCACCGTCTCCCCCTGGACGCCCACGAAGCCGTCGAACATGCTCCGGGCGGCCAGCACGTCCACGCACTTCGCGCCCCAGCTGCAGCCGATCTCCAGGCCCTGCATCCCCTCCGGGAGGGCGATCCCCAGGTTCACTTCCCCCAGGCTGATCTTGCCCTCATAATAGCGGTCCTTTTCCTTGTTTTTGGAGGCGTGCTCCCAGTAGACCTCCCCCAGCCTCCCCAGCTGCTCCCGCTCCCGTTCCGTGAGCCCGCTGATCCCCGCGATGTCCGTCATTCCGAAAAACTCCATCATAGCTTCCTCTCCCCACTCTCCACTCTCAACTCTCCACACTGAGCGAAGCGTCTACCCGATCCGCATCTTCCGCTCCGGGTCCCGCTTGGAGGTCTTCGCCCCCCAGAGGGCCAGGGCCGCCGCCTCCACGGGGGCGCTGTTCTCTCCGCCGAAGCCCCAGCCCCCGGAGATGGGCCGCTTCACGGCGCTGAGGGCGCTCTCCCGCAGCTCCGGCTGCTCGGCGTACCAGGTCACCGTCTGCTCCTGCAGAGCGTCCAGCAGCGTGCTGGCCGCCGCGCAGACCTCTTTCCCGCTGGGGCGGACCACGCTGCCCTTGGTCTTCCAGGTCGCCGTGAGCTTGTCCGTGAGCACGTCGGCGCCGTTTCTGCCGTCGATCACCACGCAGCAGGCGGATGTGTAGCGCCGGCAGAGCCAGTCCGCCAGCCAGCCGGTACCCTCTCCCATGGGCTTCCTGGCCAGGTAGGTGATCCGCGCTATCCCCTCCGCCGGGATCACCGCGCCGCAGAGGCAGACCTCCGAACCGTCGGCGGTGAACTTCACCCCGTAGGCCGTCTTCCCCTCCGGCTTCGCTTCGGCAGATTTGCAGGCGTCCCACACTTCCGCAGGGATCGCCAGGTCCTGCTTGTGCTCCTCCCTTGGCGTCCACCAGCCCAGCCGCTCCCGGGCGAAGCCGTCGGCGGCCATGGTTTTCAGCTCCTCCGCCGTGAACTCCTCCGTCAGGTGCAGGCCCATGGAGGGATTGACCGCGGCCCAGATCGTCCGGTCCCCCAGCCGGATCTCCTCCAGGCTCCCCGCCGCCACGCTCCACTCGTGCCAGCAGTCGTGGGGGGAGGGGTCTGCCAGGGCCGATTCCCTTCTCCGGCGGAAAACGTCGCCGGGGCACCCCGGATAAGGGGGCGTCCCGGTGTAGATGATCTGTCGTGTGCCCGTGGCCGAGGCGCTCAGCGTCGGGAGGATGGCGTCGATCTGGTCGTCAGTCAGCTCCTGGGCTTCGTCGAAGACCACCAGGCTGATGCCGTCGAAGCCCCGGGCCGCCTGGCGGGACCGGGCGGAGTATTCCACCGTGCCTCCGTTCACGAGCTCGATGCACTCCTCCCCGTTGGTGAATCGGATCTGCTTCACCAGCTCCAGGATCTCCGGGTGCCTCTTGTCGGTGAAGATGCCCACCAGGCGGCGGAAGCTCTTTTTGCTGGTCCGCACCTGATGGGCCGTGTGGAGGATCTTCTCCCCGGAGATCACCATGCCGAAGAACTCCCGCGCCTCCAGGATTACGTTCTTCCCATTCTGCCGGGGGACGCTGAGACCCGCGCTGGTCACGGTGTAGCGCCCCTCCTCGTCCGTCCCCATCCAGCAGTCCAGCACCAGCCTCTGCCAGGGGTCCAGCACAGAAGCGTAGGCGCCGAAGAGCTGGGCGGCGTCCGGCCCGTCGGAGGCGGTCCGCTCCGGCTCTACCCGGAGTCTGGGCTCCTGAGAGCCGGTCATGCGCCCTTCTCTCTCCGGCTCCGGATCAGGGTCAGCACGTTGTCCGGCTTGTCCGCGTCTCCCGTGCCGGTCCCGGCGCCGCGCCGGAGCCGGTGGAGGCCCTTGGGGGTCAGCCCCAGGGAATCCCTGTGGGCGAGGATGTCCCGCCGCAGGGCCGCGATGGCGTCCCAGGTCCTGTTGCTGGTGGGCGAGCCGTTGGCCGTCTCGTCCGTGACCGGGCTCCCCGCCGCCTTCCAGGCCTTGACCATCCGCTGGAGCTCCCGCTCCATCATGGCCAGCATATTGATCTCCGGCGCGAAGGCCTCCTGCCAGACGCCCAGCGCCTTCAGCTGCTCCGTGTATTTCTGCTCCCGCGTCAAGCCCTCCGCCTCCTCGCTCTTCCAGTGTCCGCGCTTCCCGCGCGCGGCCCGCCCGCGCGTTTTCTTGTTCTCTCCCCCGAAAAACTCTCCCCCCCAAAAAACTCCCGGGGGTTTTTCGGCGCTGGCGGCAGTGTTGTGTCGCTGGGGGTACCAGAGGGGGACCCTCCCCTCTAGCGCCCGCCACGACTACCAGTTGCCGTCCAGTTTCATGGGGTAAAGCCGTGTCTGCGCACGTTCTGAACCAACGTGACTACCCTTTTCCTGGTTGCAAATCCAGTGCGCAGCCTGGAGGTTCGACCAATCGGCGGCCGCCGCTTCAGGGGAGGGGTACCCGAACTGCCGCCACTTGCTCACCGGCCGGATCTCATCGATCACAAAACTCAGCGGATGCTTTGAATCGCTGGGCTCATCGTAATGGATCGGCCCGCGCCGCCCGCCGCAAATGCCGCAGGGCGCGCCCATCGCCTTGAACCTGGCACGGTACTTCCTGCGCAGGGTCCCGTTCTTATACCTCGGGTTCGTCGCCACGCGCACCACCCCCGTTGAAAGCCTCCGGCGCGATCCCCGCAGCGCCGCCGCGCCCTGCCCTCGCCGTCCGGAATGATATCATGATATCACCCCGATCCGGCCCAAAACGGTACTGCTCCGCATAATTTTCCGGACCGCATCTCCAGCGCCGCCGAGTGCCCCCCCGGTCATTTCCGGGAGCTCCGTTTCCCGGCCCCCCAGGGTCAACGGGACATTGCTCCGTACACCGCCCAGAGGAAATCCCGGTCCCACTGCCGTGCTGTCTCCTCCGAGACGCCCAGCGCGACCCCGGCGCCCAGGATGGTATGCGTCCGCCGGAAGTAGACCAGCTCCGCCAGCCGCCGGCGCTTTTCGGCGGTACGCAGGGCCCGGAGCATCCGCAGGGCCTTTTCCACAGCCTCCAGCGCGGCCTGATCTCCGGGTGCGAGCTGGCGCAGGGCGGCGTCCTCTGTGCCGCGTCCGGAGCCGCCGCCCCGTCCGGAGCCGCCGAGCTTTGGCGTGACGCTCATGCGCCGCAGCTCCGCCAGCTCCCGGCGCAGGCGCGGATAGGCAAAGGCGGCGTCCCTGGCCTGCATCCGCCAGGCTTCTTTTTTTCTCATTCCTGATCCACCTCCCCCAGGTCTCCGCTGAGGTAACGTGCCACGGGCGGTCTTCCGTGCCAGGTCTCCGGCGCGGCCAGCTCAAGGCGCACGTACAGCCCCCGGTTTACCGGATTTCTCAGCGCCTCGGCCTCCACCAGCGTCATGCCCTCCAGTCCCATGTCACCCAGGAGCTCCCGGAGCGTCTCCTCGGCGCTGCGGCGCTCGATATCCTCCGCCAGAGTCTCCACCTCCCGCACCGTGACCGCGCCGTCCCGGATCCCCGGCTCCGGTCGGCGCAGATTCCGGGAGCAGGTCCAGCGGCGCTGCCCCGCCTGCCTCTGGCCGTGCCGGCTCTTCTTGGTCAGGTATTCGGTCAGCGGTGCCAGCCCTTTTTCGTCCAGTCTCAGGCGGCGGCTGTTGGCATAGCCGTGGGGCCACATTGCCTCCATGGCGTCCCGGCTCAGGGGTCCGGCGTTGAGGATGAGGTGGAAGTGCATCCGGCCCGATCTCGCGCCCTGCTCCCAGATGAGCACCCACCTCAGCTCCTCCCCGGCCTTCCGGTACTCCCGGCGCAGGCGTCGGATGAACTTCCTCGCCTCTTTCACGGCTTCCTCGACGGACGGCGGCTCGCCATAGGTGAGATCCATCTCCAGATCCTGCTCCGTGAAATTCTCCCGGACGATCCGGAGGAGCTTCTGCCTGGACTCCCGCTCGTTGATCGTCTCCTGGCACTCCCGCGTCGGTCGGCACCTGCTCCGCCGAACCCCCGGCGGTTGAAAGATCGGACATAAAACGATGCTCGCATACTGCCCGCATCGCCAGACCCGCTGCCTGATGAAGAATCGCCCCCGATATCCCGCCACGATCCGCGCCCCCCGTGTCCTTAAGTTAGGATTGCCTACAAGCCCGGAATCGCGCACGTGCGCGCGCGATTTATAATGTATACCGCCCTCCGGCGGTCTCGGTCTGATCTCTCACCCTGCGGCAGGAGCGCTCTCTGCTCCTGCCGTACCGTCAAAAATCAGCGTCCTTCCTCTTCATACCCCTTCAGTTCAAACAGGCAGTCCGCGCAGGTGCAGAACCCGTCGCCGTCGATCTCCCACCCGGCAGCAAAAGCTGCCCGCCTGGCGTCCCGGCGGCTCTCCTGTCCCGCCAGCTTCTTCCCGCAGCTGTCGCACTCCGGCGTGAACTGGCTGTAAAACCGCTCGATCATGCTTCCTTCCTCCGTTCCCGTGTCCCCGCTGCGCACCCCTGCCCGCCGAACTCCCGGATGCTCTCCTCGCAGCTCCGGCAGCAGTACATGCAGATCTCCCGCCCGCTCACGGGGCAGACGCGCACCAGGCTCTCATAGAACTCCCGGGCGCAGTAGGCGCAGTTCCGCTTGTAATCGTGCTTCGCCTGCCAGGCGATCACGTCCGCCGCCGTAGCCGTACGCTTCCCCATTACCTGGCCCCCACGTCCCGCAGTTCCCGGCGCAGGTCCTCCGGCAGTACCTCGGCCCGGAGGATCCCCGCCAGGAACAGCCCCTCGAACACCGCGGCCACAGGCCCGCTCTCCGTCTCCCGCCGGACGAGGACCGCCGTTTCGCTCCAGCACGGCTCCAGCCGTGCCCGGTCGATCCAGAGGACCCTTCCCTCCTTGTCCCACAGCGGGAGCAGCTCCTGCCCGCTCGCGTTGACGGACAGGACGCTCTCCTTCAGCGGCGTCTCCCAGCTCTCCAGGTCTCCCGTGCTTCCATGGAGATGCCCGGGCAGTTCTTCCTCCCGGAGGACCCACTTCTCCGCCTGCTTCTCGGTCAGGCCCAGGAGCGTCCCCAGGTTGGATTCCTTCAGCTCCGGCAGGCCGGAGACCGGCCACATCCCGACGCCGTCGCTGAGCCACTGGCGGACGAGCGTCCCTTCCTCTCCGCTGAATTCATCGTAGAGGATGCAGACCTCTTTCGCCTTGCACAGCTTTCGGATCTTGTTCAGCTTCATTTGATTACTTTCCTTTCAGGCTCTCTCTTTGAGGGAGCTGTCGCCGGAGGCGACTGAGGGAGTCTCCCCTCCCCCTCTTCCCAGGGCTTCCGGCAGTCCCTCCGGCTTTTGGATCCCCAGGGCCGCCAGCTTGTCCCACTTGGCGCACAGGTGCTCCGCCATCCAGTGCGCCAGCGTATACTCGCTTACGCCGATCCTTACCGCCATCTCCCGGACGGACAGCCCGCTTTCCTTAAGAAATCCCTTGAGCACCGCGGTCTGCCGTCCGCCAAGAGCGGCATGGACCCGCTCTATGTATGTCTTTTTCGCGTCGTTTGCTCTCTTCCTGCGCTCCTCCGGCGTGAGCGCCGGTCCCTTGGGCCGCCCCCGCTTCTCCGGCATCGCGGCCTCCGCCGCCGCAGCCTGCCCCAGGAAAATGAGCAGTGAAATGCTCCTGCCCTTATCCCCGACGATCCGCCGGGTGCAGCCCTTCCCCGGCGGGCATCCCCGCCGATGCCCGGTGATGCCGATGAAATCGCAGATGGTCATGCCGTTCAGCCATCCCCGGAAGATGCACCCCCTGCAGGTCTCGTCGCATACCCCCGGAAGCACCTCCACCGGCGCCCCGCTTTCCACAGGCACCAGCGCCCCGCTCATTTCATCTCCTCCGGCGGGGAATATTTCCACAGGATGTCCACTATGGCATTTATCGCCCCCTGGATCTCGTCATGCCCTTCTGGGTCCCCGATGGCGTCATTGATGCCTTCGATATAGCCGATTAGGCGCAAAGCGTCGCTCCAGTCCTTCAGGTTCATTCCTTAGCCTCGCTTTCCGTCCATCCCCAGGCTTTCACCTGCGCCCGGATAGCTGCGCGCATCTTTTCCTTCGTCTCCTCGTCCGCCAGGGCGGCGAAGGCCTCTGCCATCTGCTTATGAGCTTCCTGCCAGGCCGAAAATCTCAGTTTGAAGATCACTACCTCCTGCCCGCTCATGGCGAGCTGCTTCCGCAGGGCCTCTGCCTCGGCCCGGAGCTTCTCGGCCTCCGCCCGGTCCGCTTCCCCGGCGGCGGCGAGCTTTGCTTCGGCCTCCTTCAGCTTCGCCTCCAGCTGCTCCCGCTCGGCCTTGGCCTTCTCCTGGGCCTTTTTCAGCGCCTCGGCGGCCTTGGCTGCCTTTTCCTCCGCCGCGCCCACCTCCTTGGCGGCTTGCTGTTCCAGTTCCTCCTTCGCCTTGTTGGCCAGCTCCGCGGCCAGCTTCTCCACCGCATCTGGGTCCGGCTCCTGCACGGCCACCTCCACGGGCCTGCTTTCGATCTCCTCGATCTTCTTTTTCAAATCCTGGATTTCAAAGCTCTTTTTCAGACTTTCTGCCTTTGCTTGCGACAAGCCCTTGTCCAGGTCCTCTTTTTCCAGTTGTAAGGCCTTTGCAGCCTTCCGCGCTTCGTCCCTCTCCCGGATGGCCTCCTTCAGCTCCCGAGTGCTCATGGCCTCCGCGTCCACCTCCCGGAGGAAGTCTTCCCGCTCCTCCCGGGGCACGCTTAGGAGTGCCAAAGCCTTGGAATATGTAAGATTCGTAAACGATTCCGATTCTACCTCCGGCCCGAAAAGCCCCATCTGCGACGCACCGAATTCCTGGAAGACCTTCATCAATTTGTTGGCGGTGCTCTGGGAGTAGTTCAGCTCCTTTTCCAGGTAATTGCCCCACTCGCCGTAGGGCACCATCTCCTTCGCCTCCGTGAGGCGCTTCCCGATCTCCAGGGCGTGGCCCATGACCAGCCGCCCCGCCTGGGCGTCCAGAAACTTGATCTCCGCCGTGACCATATCCAGCGTCCGCGCCGGCTCCCCTTCCTTCGTCATTGCGAGGGCGGCCCCGCCGCCCGTGGCAATCCGTTCCTCTGTCATGCCGCATCTCCTTTCTCGTCATTGCGAGGGGCCTGCGGCCCCTCGGCAATCCGCTCTTTCGCCTCGATGGGCGTCCCGTCCTTTTTCCGCCGGCTCCCGGCGGCTACCCAGGCCAGCCACCGGTCCAGGAACTCCCGGTAGACTTCCCTGGGATCCGGCGCGATCCGCTTTTTGCTGTAAGCCCCTTCGTTTTTGTACCCGTGGATCTGCACCAGCTCCGCGCCGTTCATTTCGATGGTGAGCCAGGGCTTCTCCGGATGTGCCGCCCGGCGCATGAAGAGGATCACCGTCTTCCGCTGGACGTGCCGGTCGGCGTAGCCGCCCACACAGTGCTTGAGTTCGATTCCCTCCCGCACGATCTCCTCCTTGTCCCTGGGGACCGTGATCCGGAAGCTGTCGGCCTCCCAGCCGTAGCGCTTTTCCAGCTTTTTCCGGTATTCGGCATACTGCTCTTCGTTCGCCTTGGCCCTCCGGGCCTCCCGCGCCCGCTCCCGCTGGCGTTCCCGTTTCTGCCGGTCCCATTCCGCCTGCTCCTTCCGCCGCCTCCGCTTTACCGCGTCGTCGTGCGCCGCCGCCAGGTCCTTGGGGAACAGCACGTCGTCCCGGTAGAGGTTCAGGCCGATGGCCTGTCCAGCCTCCACGTAGTCCCGCCACGCGCCCCACATCTGCCCCGGCATACAGTGATTCTGCCCGTCCAGATAGCGCCAGAGCCGCAGCGGCTCCGCGCCCCACTTCCGCGCAAAGGCGAGCCTTGTCCGGTCTCCCAGGATCGGCCAGGCCTCCAGCACCTCCCGGATGCTTGCCTTCCCCTTCCGGTTCATGCTTTTCCACAGTTCCAACTTACCGATGTCCCGCGCCGCCGGCTCCAGGGCCAGAAACTCCTTCACGACCTCTGGCGGCACCCGGAAGGCCCGCTTCGGCTCCGCCGTCCAGTCCAGCACGGTGTAGTGCCTCACTCCCCGGATCGCCAGATCCCAGACCACCTGCTCCATCCCGGCCTTCATCAGCAGTTCCACCTGCCTCGGGTAGGCGTAGGCCGCGTGCAGGAACTTCACGATCTCGAATTGCCGTCCCGCCCAGACTTCTCCCCGGCAGTATCGCACCGGGCTCTTATCCAGGGCATCCAGGCCGATCACGCGATAATCCCGGCCCTCCATACTTACCCAGAACGGATGATCCACCGTGCCCTTCCCCAGATCTGCATACCGACGCTTTTCCAGTTTCCCGCTCCCGCGTCCGTATTGGTCGATGATGTACTCCACCGCGTCCCGCCCGAAGCGGTACAGGCTGTAGGCTTTGACAGCCGGCGCGCAGGTCATAAGCGCGATTGCGCCGTAATCCTTCTTCGCCTCGAAGCACTCCACCCAAAGGGCTTTTCCGTCCCAGCGCAGCAGGGCAAATCGCCGCCAGGCCGTCAGGTTTTCCCTCCGCCCGGTGTATTTCAGGTCCTTCACCGTCCCCAGCCGGCCGCAGAAGGGGCAGAGCTGCTTATCATGCAGGTCGTGTCCAGTTCCCCATCGGTATACCTCCTCGGAGACGTGCGGCTCCTGCCACAGCGCCGCCTCCGGTCCCAGCACCGCATTTCGGCGGCAGCAGGTGGTCCACACCTCCCCGGTTCTTTTTCGTCGGAAAAAATAGGCAGGGAACAGCCCGTTGATCTCCTCCACGTCCCGCGCCCGGAGCTTCGGCGCCCGCGCCCGGAATTTCGTTTCCAGTTCTCCCATGCCCCGGCCCTCAGAAAAATTCGCTCAGGTCGATGAGCTTGGCGTCCGCACCGCCAGCTTCGTCGTCCCCGTCCCGCACGCTCGCGCAGAGGTCGATCTCCATGGTCACGCGGATCTCCGCGCCGGGGAAGTAGAACCGCACCGCCGCGCCCCAGGCCTCCGCGTCGCTGATACTGCTTCCCTTCACGCACTTCCCCACGGCCTTCATGCAGTCCTCGAAGCTGCCGCCCTGGACCACCGCCTGGGCGAATTCCCCGTCCTGGCGGCAGAAGGTGAGCAGCGCGTCGGCCACGCTCCCCTTCATGGCTTCGCCGTACTTGTCCAGCTTGGCATTCAGCCCCTTCGTCAGCTTCTTGCTCGCATCCTCAAACCAGTCCATCTTGTCCTCCTTCTGTTTTCTGATTTTTGCCTTTCGGCTGGTGCCGGGGGCGGGAATCGAACCCGCGTCCGCGCCGCTGTCCCTACGGCGTGGGGGATCTTGCCGTCTAAGCCTACCCCGGCATGTTGCCCGTCTTTCCGGGCTGTCAGAGGCGGCGCGAGGCCTGTCAGTCCTCTGCGCTGCGGGCTTCTCTTGCGCTTCCCCCGCAGCGAGCACGCGTCGCCGCCCCCGTGTTTCCGAACAGAAAGGAGGTCAACACCGGGCTCCATGCACCCAAGCGCTGACATGTCTGTCATTGCGAACCGGCGCGCACGCCGGTGTGGCAATCCGTTCTCCTGTAATCACGCTCACCCCCGCCACCCTTCCAGCCGCGCTTCCTTCGGCTCAGGCTCCTCCACGGCGGAGACGCAGCGCACCTCCGCCCACCCGATCTTCCGGAGGCTCTCCTCCAGCTCCATGGCCACGACTTCCTTGGCCCCCTGCGGCTCCCCGTACATCCGGACCTGAAACGTGAGGACCGTCATATCCTCACCACTCCGGCTTTCCAGAGCGCCCAGGCCCCGGCGAGCATGAGGCCGACAGCCTCCGCCGCGCCCCGCCCCAGGGGCAGCAGCCCGCATTCCGTCCCGCCGTAGATTCCCAGCGCCAGCAGGAGCAGCGCCCACCCGGCGTCCTCCGCGATCCTTCGCTTCGTCTCAGTCTTCACGCCCGCCCCTCCATGGCCTCCACGGCATCCTTGGCCATCAGCTCGGCGCCCTCCATCAGGATCAGCGCGGCCTGTTTCGGTCCCAGGTGTTCTTTCAGAATATCCAACGTCTTGGCGAGCATCGCCGCCAGGCCGATGTTTTCGCCATCGTCGTCTCCCCGGCAGAGGTTTTCCACCGCACCCATGATCTCTCCGATCACCGTGCATCGCTTCTTTTCCTCGGTCCAGGCGCTCTGGTTCAGCCCGATGGTTCTCAAGCCGGCTCCCGTATCTATACACATCATCACCGCCGCCGCGTCCTCCTGCAGCGGATCGCCCTCCAGCTGGACGACGCTCCCGCTCTCCTGGTCCGTCACGGTCACTCTGTATCTCTTCATTCGTCTTCGTCCTCCACCGTCAGCTGATAGACCAGCGAGAGCACGCCCCGGACCTGCTCCCGGAAGGCCCAGGCGTCGTCCTCCGCCGCCGCCGCATCCCTCGCCCGGTCCGACTCCGCCAGGAGCTGGGCCACGGCGTCCACCGTGCCCCGGCACACCCGCTCCCGGAGTCCCTCGCCGGTCCCCAGCTCGGCCTGGAACTCCGGCTGGAACTCCCCCGCGCCCTCCGGCGCCGGGATGATCTTCACGTTCTCCATCGCTTTCTCCTCCTCGTCGTTTTCCCCGTCGTTTGCCTTCCCCTGGGGGAAAGTGGCGCGAAGCGCCGGATTGGGGTCCCCCGTCTCTCGTCCCCCGGCTCCCTCACCGAGGGAGCTGCCGCCCGCAGGCGGCTGAGGGAGTTTCTTCTTCATGCACTGCCCCGGCAGCTCGGCCCCCGCCGCCAGCAGCAGGTCCGCGATCTCCCGCCTGGAGCACTGGTTCTCGTCCGCCAGGATCCCGATCTGCTTCATTGGATACCGCGCCTGGCGGTATTCCCGCAGGATCTCCTCGTCTGTCATGATCATTTCGCCAGCCTCCTCGCCAGGTAGACCTTGGTGTAGTGATGCTCCCCCTTCGGCAGGGGCCAGCGGTCCCGCACGGTCTTCCGCCCGCAGCCCAGCCAGGCCGCCACGTCCGTCACCGTCAGCAGGAACTTGTCCGGGAACCGGGCGTTCAGCTCCTCCAGGATGGGCCGGTAGTCCTCTTTCTCTTTCGGCATTGCTTTCTTCCCCTTTCTGTGATATCTTAGGGGCAGCGTTCAGATTCCCTGCCCCCGCATTTGCCGTCCCGGTGTTCCGCCACCGGGGCGGCGCTTTTTCTTATCCGCCGTCCTTCCGCAGCGTCTGCCTTCCCTCGGGGGAAGGTGACGCCGAAGGCGACGGATGAGGGATCCCCCTCACGACACCAGCAGGTAATGGATGTACCACCCGCAGCCCTCGGCCCGGTTTTTCAGGTCGGCACTGTAGTCCCGCCCGAAGGAAATGAAGCTGTACTTCTCCGGGTGGTCCATCATGTGCCGCATGGCCCGGGCGTACCGCGCCCGGCTGATCGTTCGGAATACGTGCATCTCGTTCTCCTTTCTGTCGTTCTCAGGCTCCCTCTCTGAGGGAGCTGTCACGAAGTGACTGAGGGAGTTCCCCCTCCCCAGCGTCCGCCGTCCCGGTGCTCCGCCACCGGGGCGGCGCTTTTTGTCCCTCTGTGTCCTTGCGCTCTCGTTTGTTGCACTATGCAACTTGTCCGGCAAAAAAATAAGAGCCAAACTCATGATCTTCGATTTCAAGAATCCGGGCCAACTTCAATGCTTCTTCCAAGAAGAAAGGCCTTTTGTTGTTGATCTTCAAAGATAGCGAACTCTGCTTGATTCCAAGCAGCACAGCAAGCTCAGATTGTTTGTAGCCTCTTTCGCTTATTTTCTCCAATAGCATCTTGGTATTGACCATTCTTTTTTCTCCCTCCATTTGTTGCGCTGTGCAATTTTCTTAAAAATATCACACGTCTCCGACAATGTCAATAGCTCTGTGCAATTTATTCTTCTAGCCCTATTGCGTTGCGCAATCGTTTATGCTATTCTACTCACGGAAATGAGGTGAACCCATGATTGAAAAAGAAATTGGGGCCAGAATATATGCCCAAAGGAAGGCCCTCGGTCTAACACTTCAAGAAGTCGCTGATCGTGTTCATGTCGCCCGCTCCACTATTCAGCGATATGAGGCCGGGAACATCAAGAACATAAAAATGCCCGTACTTTCCTCGATCGCTCAGGCACTTGAGATCAGTCCGGATTGGTTGATTGGCAAATCGAATGTCTCGCACCTCGTGAACCATTTTGCGCCAACTTCTACTCCCGCTCTCACCCCTGCCGAATCCGCCCTTCTCTCCGATTTCCGCCGTCTGAACGACCGCGGCCAGAACGAGGCGCTTTTCCTTCTTCGCCACCTGGCGGAAAAGGATGAGTATAAAAAAAGTCCTGCTGCTGGATCTCTTCCGGCAGCCCGGTAAATGACCGAGGAGGCGTCATTCCATGAAAAAACAAAAGACAAAGAAACCGTTCTTCAAAAAATGGTGGTTCTGGGCCATCGCCGCCGTCCTGGTTGTGGGCGGCATCGCCGGCGGCGGGAGAAGCAAGGCCGATCCATCGGAGGCCGCCTCCCCCGCGCTGGCTGTCGCCGACCGTTCCCTTCCGGACGCGACTCCGGAACCGACGCTTGAACCGACCCCGGAGCTCACGCCGGAACCCACGCCTGCCCCTACGCCGGAGCCCACGCCCGCTCCTACGCCGGAACCCACGCCCGCTCCTACGCCGGAACCCACGCCCGCTCCTACGCCGGAACCCACGCCTGCCCCTACGCCGGAGCCCACGCCCGCTCCTACGCCGGAACCCACGCCTGCCCCTACGCCGGAGCCCACGCCCGCTCCTACGCCGGAGCCCACGCCCGCTCCCACACCGGAGCCCACGCCCGCTCCTACGCCGAACTCTTCCGTTCCGCTCTTCGTCCAAAGTCTTAGCCCGGATACCATCGTATATGTCAGCAACAGATCGGACACAGTTCACTCTGCGCATGACTGCTCCGGTATGAAGAACTACAGGGAAATGACTATTGAGGAAGTAGTCTCCCTTGGATTTGAATTCTGCACAAAATGCTGGTAGTTAAGGAGGCTCACATGGCAAAACGCAGAAAGAAGCTGATCCCCGGCCTTTCCTTCTCCTGGAAGCGGGCCCTTGGGATCACAAAGGTCAAGCGGAAGATCGCTCGCGCCACCGGCATCCCCACCACCCGCCAGGGCCGCCGCGCCAAGCTGGGCCGGATGTTCCGCATCAAATAAAAAAACCGCCCCGGATCTCTCCGAGGCGGCGCCCCCGCGGATTCACTTTGTCAGTGTCCGCATCAAATCTTCATCGCTCCACAGGTCGTCAAAATAACGGAAGTAGGTTCCCGACACAGAACCAGTTCCGTATTGGTAAGAGATCGTCTCCTGACTGTCCAAGCCGTACCAATAAGGGCCGAGGAAGAGCGCATTGTCCACGCGCCAAAAGAATTCCAGCGTCATGGTATTGTGTCCTTTGACGATAATCTTCCCCTTGTATCCGGCAGCGTTCAGCTCGTCGGCCCATTTGACCAGGTCATGAATGGTCTTTTTGATTTGACCCGACACTTCCTTTTCCGCCCGTTCCCTCTCTTCGACAAATGGAAAATCTGGGTCCATGGTGATGAAACGGAAGTTGACACCCCGCTCCAGCATTTTCCGCACGAGCGGCGTCTGTTTACTGCGGAAGGTTTTTTGACCGAAGCCGATGACGTCGATGGCGTACTTGCACTTCTTCATGGCCTTTTCGCAGTCAGCGTTCATTTCACCCCGGGTCATATATACCCGATTAGCTCCGCTCCCCTCCATCGGATCCGTTTTTCGCCGTTCAAAAAACAGTGCGGTCAGTATGACCGCCGTTCCGGAGGCGATCAGCGAGCAGCCGATGCTGACGAAGATGTGCAGCTCCGTCCTCTTCCAAAGCGCGTCCACCAGGACGAGCGCCATCCCGATGATCAGCACGATGGCTCCCGCCCCGAAAGATTTCCAGTTGATTTTTTCCTTCTCCATTATCTCTCCGCCTTTCTGTTCCAGCATAGCACATACGGACTTATGCGGCAAGCGCAGATTCGTTAAAAATGCCGATTCACCAGACGCCAGCAATGAACAAAGGAGGTCAGCCATGGCAAAAACGAATTTCGCAAAGCTCTTCACTCTCCGCGCCGACGGCCGCTATCAAGGGTACTGGAAGGACGCCGAAGGGAACCGTCATGCCCTCTGCGACCGGGACCCGGAGCGCCTGCACCAGCGTCTCCAGGAGAAGGAGCAGCCTCCCGTTCTGACCTTCGGCTCCATCGCCGCCGCCTGGGAGACCGGCGTCTTCGAGCACCTCAAGCCCGGCACCAGGGCCTGCTACGCCAAGCCCCTGGAGAGGGCCGTGGAGGTCTTCGGCGCCCGCCCGGCCTCCGAGCTCAGCGCCCCGGAGATCTACGCCTTCCTCTCCCGCCTGGCCGTCCAGGGCTACGCGGCCAAAACGGTGAAGATGCAGCTCACCGTGATCCGGCTGATCTACAAGTGCGCCCTCATCGACCCGGTTTTCGGCGAGGAGCTGCGCTTTAACCCCGCCGACGCCGTGACCGTCCCCCGGGAAGCAAAAAAGGCGGTGCAGCGCACCGCCCCGGAGGATGTGGTGGTCGCAGCGATCCGCGCCCAGGCCTCCACCGCCTATTTCGGGCTCTTTGCCCTCTTCCTGCTCTCCACCGGCTTCCGCCGGGGCGAGGCCCTGGCCGTCCGCTGGAAGCACGTCGACCTGAAGCGGAAGACCGTCTCCTGCACCGGCTCCGTGAACTATCGCTCCGGCCGGGCCGAGGTCAGCGACACCAAGACTGCCGCCGGCGTCCGGGTGGTCCCGCTCCTGCCGGATCTGGAGGAGGCGCTGCGCGCCCTCCCCGCCCATGAGCCGGAGGACTTCCTTTTCTCAGGCGAGGATCCCCGCGCCCCGCTCCCGGAGGTCACCTTTCGGCGCCGCTGGACGCACTATTGCAAGGACATGGGCTTCGTGGAGACGGAAAGCGAGATCCGCACCAGCTCCCAGGGCCGCCGCTACACCCATACGGACTACAGGACCACCCTGACCCCCCACGTCCTCCGCCACGGTTACGCCACCCTGCTCTATGAGGCCGGCGTGGATATGTACACCGCCCAGCGCCTCCTCGGCCACGCGGATATCCAGACCACCATGACCGTCTACACTCACCTCCGGGAGCGCCAGGAGCAGGCCTCCGTGGGCCGCCTGATCTCCCACGTCCAGGACGCCATGACCGCCTCCGCCGCCCCTAAAAAGAGCTCCGGATAAGCCACCGGTTTGATGGCAAAAGGACGGCAGCGCCCCGGAGTTGATGGCAGAATTGATGGCAAAATCCCGCTGAGCCTTTATATACCGTGATTCTCATAAAGCTACGGACCAGAAGGCCGGGGGTTCGAATCCCTCAAGGCGTGCCAAGCTGCGGAAGCGGCAAAAGAGCCCGGAAATCCTTGATTTATAAGGGTTTCCGGGCTCTTGGTCTACGCTGGCCTGTTCAAACTCGAAGCAACATTTTGGCTTCGTTTGGAACCGTTTGGATGGCAATTTGATGGCAAAATTGATGGCAGATTTCAATCGTCTTCTACGCCCGCCTTCATACCCCGCCGATCCATGTTCACTCTTCCTTCTTGTCCTCATCCTTTCCCGGCAACGGGTCCGCCTCATCCGCTTTCTTCTTCAGCCTCCCGATCCCTCGGATCAGCTTCTCCGGGATTGGGGCTCCCAGCTTGGCCGCGTTCTCTAGGATCGAGCCGAGCTCGGTGAAGATGTACCACACCGCCACCACCAGGACGATATACCCCCGGTGCTGATAATCCGCTCCCACCAGCGGCGCGGCTGCCGTGCTGAGGATCACGCTGACGCCCAGATCGGCCAGGGCCGCCACCAGCAGGGCCACGATCTCCCCCAGCTTATGCCAGAGCCCCTCCCGGGCAACCTTGCTGGACCATTCTCCGTGGGCCTTGGCAGCCCAGGTGCCGGTTATGTAGTCCAGCGCCATGCAGACGAGCATGATCGCCACGGCGATTCCCACCCAGCCCAGCAGAGCCACGGCTGCGGAAAGAATGGCCGTGATAGCTGCTTTGATCTCCAGCGCCCGATTCGGTGCACTCATACGTCATATACCCCCGCTCTGTCGTTGATGACCAGGAGCCGGACCATGTCCGCGCTCAGATCCAGGCCCGTCGGATAACCCTCCTTATCCGGCCGGCCACCGGTTCCCCGGAGGAAGCCCCGGTCGAGCAGCTTCTTCACCGTGGGCTTCGCCCACTTCGGCAGCTCTGCAATGCTGTTGTACCTCTCCATTTCTATCTCCTCCTCCGTTTCCGGCACCGGCTCCAGCCGGTAGCTCCACATGCCCGCCCGGTCCATGTCCGGGCATTCGTTGATGTCCACCCCAAAGCCGACCTTTTGCGCCAGTGCCGTGCATTCCGCCGTCCCCTGCCACTGGCTCTGATACACCGTCATGGCCTCGGACACCCGGCCGCCGCTCCAGGCCACGCACTGCCAAAACCCCTTGGCCACGCTCTCCCGCATGGCCTCGATGACTCGGTAGCTCCCATAAATTCCGACCTCATACGGCCCGGTCTGGACCCGTGCCGCAGCCAGATAGGCCCGGATGGCTCCCAGGTCCTCCTCCTGAGCGTCGAAGTCTGCCGCAAAGTACAAGAGCGCGTTCTCCGGGACCCCCAGCTCCCGCGCCCTGGCGTAAGCCTTGGCCCCGTCCTCCCTACCTGCCGCAGTTCCGCCGCGCATCCGGGCCGCCGTGGTCTCCCAAACGCAGAGGATCCGCAGTCCTGCAGCGCTGAGGATCTCCGTCTCCGCCCAGCTCAGCGCCTTGGAGTAGGATGGTGGCACCAGATATCGGCAGACAAACTCAAACCCCTCGGCCTTGAGGATCTCCGCCGCCCGGGCAGAGACGGGAGAAGCACAGTCAATCCCCCTCTTCATCGGTCTCCTCCGCCGCCTCGACCGCAACCTCGGGCTCCAGCGCCGCGTAGAATGTCTCCTTCGACGTCTCGCTGAGCCAGCCATACCTCTGGTTATCCTCGATCAGTGTGATGGCGTAGTCCTCGGAAAACTCCCCTCTCCGGATGCAGTTCAAGAACGCCTGAATAACTCTCTGCTCTCGTTTGCTCATTTCCATCCTCCTTAAATGTTATCCAGAATCAGCGCCTGGACTTCTCCGGTCTTCTTCTCGATGTACTTCTCCAGGTCTGCCCTATACTCCGCCGTCACGTCCCCGGTGTCCGCCCAAAGGTTGTTTTCTCCGTACAGGGTCCGCACCTGCGTCGGCGTGAGCTGATAGGTGATCGGCTCTGCCAGCTCATACACCACCTGCGCCCCGGTGCTGGGGCTTGTCCCGGCGGCGTACACGTCCCGGTCGGAGATCCACGCTCCCGGCAGCGTCTCTCCGGCATAGGAGGCGATCTGTCCGCGGGTCACTGTCAGAACCCCCGTGGTCACGTCCAGTGTTCCGCCGTAGACGGTCCCGGCCTCGGCCTGCCAGGAAAAAGAGTAGAGTGACTCGACTCTGACTGCAAAGGCCGCCACCAGCCCGATACTGTAGTTCGCAGCACTGTTGTTGAGGGACCCATCCGTATTGACAATGCGTACAGTAAGAGCGAGGGTCGGGAGAGGCCCGCGCAGCCACCAGTAACGGGGAGCCCCATTCAAAAGCTTGATGCGGTCGGCGTTGACGGTGCCGACGTAGTAGGCATACGGGGTTGTCTTCAGAGTGTCGTCCAGCCCAAAACTGGTTTCGTACTGGCTGTTGTTCGCGCCAAGGTTGACCTCGGTCATACTGAGAAGAAACACCTTGTCCTCCACGTCCTTGTACAGGGGAGCGCCGCCCAGACGGTCGGCCACGGAGGTGGCATAGCGCTTTTTCACGGTCTGCATGTTCTCCCGCAGGGCGGGGTCGATGCCGGTGAGGAAGCCCTGAAGGGTGGACACGTCGGCGGGCGGGAAGTCGAACTTCGTCTTCTGCACCCACCAGCCGGTCCCGGCGGAGTTAAGCCGCTGTCGAATGTTGGAGGTCTCCCAGTCGTTGGAGCCATGGCCGTTACGCTGCGTATAGTTGACATTGGGGTAGTTGGAATCCAGATAGGTGGGGTCAGCCGCCGTGGTCTTGCCCAGGTAAGTGCCCTCGCTGCCCTCGTCGGTAGTAAGCTGCTCGATCTGGGCGAAATCGGTGCCGTAGGTAATGAACTTGCCCGCAAGCACCTGAGCCTTGGTGTAGGTGCTGTCGCTGCGATACACGCCAAGAACGCTGTGCCGCACATACCCGCCGGCGGGCACGTCCTGAGTTGGCGTGAATCCGAAATCGCCGTCCTGCGTGGTCCCGGCGTTGTACGCTGCGTGGTCTGCGGTGATGTAGTACCGGGTCCCGGCGCTCAGCCCCTCGGGGCAGAAAATCAGCGCCTCGGGCGCATCGAACTGTATATTCTCGAGGCAGTCTTTCGTCCCGAACGTCATTGTGTGGCGAATGTTAGGGTCAACGGGTGTGTCATAATCAACGTCCAGCACATCGTATACCGTCAGATCCGGCATTGCCGGGCCGTTTGATAACTTCAGACCCTTCCATCCGCTGATGGGCCGCACGTTAGTAGGGCTTGGGTCACCGGAGCCCTCCTGCACCGGTTGGATGCTGACCTTCAGGTCCACCACCGGCACATCGTCTGCCCCGTCCGGGAAGGAGGCGGGAGAGCCGGAGACAGTGTCCGCGGGGTAGAGTTTGAGGATCGCGTCATAAATTCCACCAGATTTGACCGGATTGGTGCTCCCCACCGTGGGCGCATCGTCCCAGGTCAGCACCGCCTGTCGGCTTGTGTCGGTAGGATGCACATGATCTCCCCGCGCCCAGGACGAAGCACTTCCGGGGGAGGCCGTGCCGTTCATCGCCGGATCGGAGGTATACGGGGCCTGCGAAAAATCATACGCCGCCTTGCCCCGGTCGCCCCGATAGGCCGTGGATGACGTTTCCCCCAGGGCGAGGCTCGGGCTGATCTCCACATAGGCCGTACCACTCCATCGGTAGGTAAGATTGGTGTCCAGTGCGACGTAGATCTTGCCGGATTCCCCCGTTGCCGGGAATGCAGAAATGGAGGCATACTCCTGCACATCGTCCACATAGGACGGGAGCTGCGCTGTCGGTATCCTGCCGTTTTCGTCCAGCTCAGCCACGCCTCCGGCCGCTCCCTTCTCGGCGGTGGGGATCGCCCCCACGTCCTCCGCATCCAGTGTGATATCGGCGCTCAGAGCCTTGCCGTTGACGGTCCTGCCGGTCGGCACGGCCCCGATCTCTGCCGGAGTCGGCGTGGGAGGCGGGTAATTTGCGCTGTATTGCCGCTCGTTAGCTACGTTGCCAAGGCCCACGTCGGAGGCCGTCAGCCCGGTTTTGACCAACGTCTCCACCGCCGCCGCCGTGGATTTCTTGGTTTGTCCGCCCTGTACGGCGACCAGCAGCTCCGTCCCATCCAGCGCCGTCGCCGCCGGAAGCCCGGAGATTTTTTCGCCTGTATCTGCCATATTGTCCCCTCCTTACACCGGGTCCGCCAGCGTGATGCTCAGTGTCACAGAGAGCGTCGCGGATTGGTTGACCGCGAGAGTCACCGGGTTTTCCAGCACTTCTCGATAGAGCAAGATGCCATAATTCGCGCTTGAAGGATTGCAACCACCAAACAGACCCCACTCTCGTATTGTGACATCAGCATTCGACTGATTTTGTACTGTGAGCTTGATGGTCTTTGTGGCGGTCCCGGTCGAGGTGTCGTATTCAATACCCTCATTTGCAACAGTCAAGTACGACATGCCGTTGATTTCCGTCACTGTGATATCCGAGGCGGCCGGAGGCGTACTGCTGGACCCGACAAGTACAGTGGTCGATGTCGCGCTAACTGTTGTTGTTGCATTGGCAAATGGTCCGGCAAACGAGGTGACAGTAGCCCCATCGCTCGGAGAAGTCCCATTGTAGCGCCTGAATGTAGTCAGCCCTTCATAGTACCGACCCAGCAAAAAAGCATTCTTCAACCCTCTCCAGTTGTCTGTCCAAACTCCCACATTAGCCATTCACTATTACCTCCATTTCTGCAGTAATGTCATATTCCTCCGGTAAATCCTCTGAGTAAGAAACGTCTGTCTCGAACAGATATACCGAATCCCACAACGCCCCTGCGCCAAGCACTTCTGCCAAGCCGGACGGGATTTTGCCTATGTCGATATCAATGATTTCTCCCGTCGGGAACAACACAGCGTCCACGCTCTTCGTCTCCCGAAGCTCTGCCGGGATAGGCGGAACCGGGCCGAGATCGTACAGCGCATGAACGCTCAAGATACCGCTCGCCGTCAGTGCATTCACGCCGTCCCGCACGTCCACGGTCACGCTCCGGTAGCCGTCCGCATTATCTGCGGAGGCGTAGTAGACGCCGTTTTGCCGGATCAGCTTGGACGGCAGCAGCACCATCGCCCGCGGCCTCGGCGGCGTGGTCAGCGCCATCACCGTCGCCCACTTCAGCTCATTCTTTGTCAGTGCCATAGCCCCACCTCCTAGTACCCGGCACCCCACACCGGGACGCCGTTGATCTTGATGTAAGAGCGGGACAGGTCAATGTTGGTGTAGGTCGCTGAATTATAATCCGCATGTGCGATCCCGCCGAAGCCGAATCTTCGATTGACGCTCTCTGAATGGAATTGCGCCGGAATGCCCGACGCCGAAATCTCATCGGAGTAGGAGCCGTTCAGAGCCTTCACCCCCAGGGTCAGGATCCCGCTTTTCCAGCTTATCCAGGTGTCATACCAGATCCCGAAATCTATTTCTCCATACCCAAGCCACAACTCGTATTCCCAGACGTGACCGCTGCCGCCCCTGTCGGAATGCCCGCACCAGAGGTAAGGTTTGTCGCTCTGCTGCCAGTCGATGGTCGGCGCATATTTAAACTGGTTATAGCTCCCGAAAAGCGTCTGCTGGTGGCCCGTGGTCCGTTCGCAAAGAAAGCGGCAGCCCACCTCATATCCCTGGGTCCAGTCCGGATCAATGTAGGTTTTATCGTCGTTACAGCATAGAGCCATAGTACCGGAAGTAACCCCGGATACCACTCCGCCTCTGGAAAACAAGACGGAATTGTCCGGTCGCCACAGCCCTCCGCTACTCTCTCTGCCGCTCCCGCGCCCGGTCACATTCTGAAGGGTCATCGCCATGCTCAACCCCCGCATGATCTCGCCCCTGGTCATACCACATTCACCTCACAAGTGTGCCCGTCCGGCCAGGTATAGGTCACGGTGTCCCCGTCCACCTCAAACGTCAGGCCGTACTCGTTTTCGTCCCCCTCCACGGTGTAGCTCACCTCCCCAGCGGTGGTGTCAATGTCCAGACTCGCCAGCCGCCGGTGCTTCGCGTCTACAAAGTCCGAGAGCCGGATATCCGTCATTTCCCCGCTGCCAGTGAGGTATCTCAGGATCAGCTCATTCTGTTCCTTGAGGAAGAAACCCTTGCTGTTCCCATTTTCGTCTCCGGCTCCAAGCTGGATCACCGGGGCATAGGTCCGCGTCCCCTGGCTGGTGGTGTACTCCTCAAAGGCGAACTGAGCCTT